ATGCTAGAGGAACCAGCTGGATTGAGTTATCAAGTGATGGAAAAATTGATATCTATGCTGAAGATAGTATAAGTGTACATACTGCACAGGATTTAAATTTCTTTGCAGAGCGTGATATTAATATGCAGGCCGGACGCAATTTTAATACTAAGGTTGCAGGTGAAATGCACACACATGTCAATAAAGATAGTGTATTAATTGTAGATGAGAATCAACGAATTTTAGTTAAAAAGAACGTTGAGTCTACAGTTAATGAAAATTTTAAACACACTACAAAAGGCAATGTTGATTGGAAAACTACAAAAAATAATGCATTTACTGCCGGAGCTTACACTTATAATAAGAGTGGAAGCCAACATATTGAAACAGCAAGCAAAATTCATATGAACGGACCATCTGCAACAGCCGCCGTTGAAGCTCAAGTTCCTAAAGAATTAAAAACACATCTGTTGCCTACTGATACTGGTAGTAAAGGAAACATGATTATGCGAAGAATGCCAACGCATGAACCATATCCTCAACACGAAAATTTAAATCCTACTGAAGTTAAACCTACAAAAACTGATAGAGATGTTGACGGTAGATACGAAGGACAATCAACATCTCTATCATCAGCAGCACCACAGTGGAAAAAACTAAGCATTGTTGATACATTTAGAAAAGGGAGTTAAATAGTTTATGGTTACTGGAAACAGATTATATGAAAATATAACTTTACCTGCTCCTAAGCAGGCTAACTTTATCCCTGGCGCACGGACATATCGTGGGTTCAGTACACTTTCTAGTGATACTAACTCATATACTCTCTATGATCTTAACTTGATTAAACAGGATATCATTAATCATTTCCATATCAGACAAGGTGAACGATTAGAGCAGCCCGAATTTGGTACTGTAATTTGGGATTTATTGTTTGAACCATTAACTGATCAAGTGAAAAACTTGATAACAAAAAATGTTGAAACTATCATTAACTATGATCCGCGTGTTAGAGCAGATCAAATAATTGTAACACAGTACGAAACAGGTATTCAAATTGAGTGTTCACTGACTTACTTGCCTTATAACATTTCCGAAGCCCTAAGATTTAAATTTGACCAGGATAACGGGCTTATCAATTAAACACCCAGATAATAAATTCCAATAAATATATCTGTTAATAGGAAACAGATATGTCAGCAACTGATAGACAAAATAGACTTTTAGTCGCAGAAGACTGGAAAAGAATATACCAAAGTTATAGAAACGCAGACTTTCAAAGTTACGATTTTGAAAATCTTCGTAGAACTATGATTAGCTATCTTCGAGAAAATTATCCAGAAGATTTTAATGATTATATTGAATCTAGCGAGTACCTTGCATTAATTGATCTAATAGCATTTTTGGGACAAAATGTTGCATTTAGGGTTGATTTAAATGCTAGAGAAAACTTTTTAGAACTTGCAGAACGCAGAGATAGTGTCCTACGTCTAGCTAGATTACTAAGCTACACGCCAAAAAGGAATATTCCTGCTAGCGGATTACTAAAGTTCACTAGCGTAAGCACTACACAAACAGTTGTTGATAGTAACGGACGAAATTTATCCGGACAAACTGTATTGTGGAATGATCCTGCTAATACTAATTGGTACGATCAATTTATTAAAATAATAAATGCAGCTATACCTGCAAGCAAACAGTTTGGAAATCCGGACGATAAAAAGACAGTATACGGAGTCCCAACTGAACAATATAGATTTCAGAGCGTAAATGCAGATGTTCCGGTTTACTCGTTTACAAAAACAGTAGACGGCCGTAACATGGATTTTGAAATAGTTAGCACTGTGTTTACTGGAGCTGACGAAATATACGAAGAGTCCCCTAGCGTCGCAAACAATCTTGCTTTCCTTTATAGAGAAGACGGAAAAGGCCCAGCAAGTAATTCAACTGGATTCTTTTTACATTTTAGACAAGGTACATTAAATCAAGGAACGTTTACAATTACTCAACCTTCAACTAACGAAGTAGTTGACCTTGACGCTGTTAATGTTAACAACAGCGACATGTGGCTTTATAAAATTGATAACAATGGATTTGAAACAGAGCAGTGGGCTAAAGTTCCTTCATTAGAGGGTAACAATATCATTTATAACAGTCTGCAAAAAAATATTAAAAATATTTTTACTGTTATTACACGATCAAGTGATCGCGTAAGTTTATCGTTTAGTGACGGTACATTTGGAAACTTACCGCTTGGCACATTTAGAGTATACTATAGAATTAGTAACGGATTAAATTATACAATTAATCCAAAAGATGTTAGAGGAATCACTATTGATATTCCTTACGTTTCTAATATTGGTCAAGTTGAAACACTGACAATTACAATGTCATTACAAACAAGTGTGGCGAATTCCGCAGCATCAGAAACAAATGCAGAAATTAAAAATAATGCACCGGCTACATATTACACACAAAATAGAATGATTACAGCTGAGGATTATAATATTAGTCCTTTATCAGTAAGTCAAAGTGTAGCAAAAATAAAATCAATCAATAGATCTAGCAGTGGCATAAGTCGATATTTTGATCTAGTTGATCCAACCGGGAAGTATAGTAAGACTAATTTATTTGCCGACGATGGGGCTGTGTATATTGAAAAATTTATTGACAATTTTAAATTCAGTTATTTGACTAGAACAGATATTGAGAGTGTCATTTATAATGAAATTTCATCTATCTTAGAAAAAAATACATTAAGAGATTTTTACTATTCAGAATTTCCAAATGTAGATACCGCACCGGTTGATGTTAAGTGGATAAACGTAACTTCTGATACTAATCAGTCTACCGGATATTTTACCGACCTATCTGAAATTATTCCTTTTAAAACAGGAGCATTTACAACTACTGAGTTAAAACATATAGAATTTGGAGCCTTATTAAAATTTGTAGTACCTAATTCTGCAACACAATATTTTGACACATCCGATAGCAATAAAATTGTTACTACTACTGAAAACACCAGCCTAATTCCTAATGCATCATCGGTGCTATGGACTAAGGTTGTTAGCGTATACGGTGACGGCACAAATAATAATACTGGTATTAAGCCAGATGGTGCTGGAACAGTACTATTGAACGATGTGATACCGTCAAACGCAGTGTTACAACAAATTATCCCTAGATGGCGCACTTCTCTTGAGACTACTGTAGTCAGTACAATGGTTGATTTAATTTATTCTAATAAACCATTTGGACTTCGATACGATGTTAATACAAAGACCTGGAAAATTATTTTTGAAGCCAATCTTAACCAAAGCACAACATTTAGTTTAGGCAAGGCTGGAGATATTGGAAATTCAAAATTAGATAACAGTTGGATATTTTTATTCACAACTGACACCGAGTACTATACTGTCCAATATAGACAACTAAGATACATCTTCGAAAGTGATAAACAGATACGTTTTTATTTTGATGCTTCGGATAAAGTATATGATGTGAAATCAAATACTACAATCAAGGATAAAATAAAAATTTTACGAATTAATACACGACCGTCGTTAACTATTCCCTATACATTAGATTTAGATTGGGAAATTTCTGAAGAGTTTAAAGGATTAGATGGTTACGTAGATACTAAAAAGATTCAAATTACATTTACTGACACTGATGAAGATAGTGTAGTAGATAACCCAGAATTATTTGAACAACTTATTAACAAAAGCAGTTCAAAGTACTATGTAGTACTTGAAAAATATTCAATCGCACAAGGGCAAGAAGATTATAGATATCTTTCAAATACGGGAGAAGTAATAATTCTACCCTCAGAAAGTTCTGTGATTAATTTTAATGACTACAACGACAGTCAGCATTTTTATTTTGTTGATACGGATGTAGTTAAAAAATTAAATCTAGCCCAAGGAAAATTAAGTTTTAGTGATTCATATCGAGTATTTCAAGGAAGAGATAATTTAAATTTTCAGTATATTCATAATGCTGATTACGAATCTAGAATTGATCCAGGCCTTACTAATATTGTAGACATTTTTGTTTTAACTAAAAACTACGATAAAGAATATCGAAGATACCTACAAGGAAGTTTAACGACCGAACCACTACCACCAAGCAGCGATGAGTTGTTTAATTTATTATCTACAGATCTTAATAAAATAAAATCTATTAGCGATGAAATTATCTACCATCCTGTCAAATATAAAATTTTATTTGGAAATAAGGCATCTCCGGACCTTCAAGCAACCTTTAAAATTGTTAAAAATTCTGAAAAGGTAGTAAGTGATAATGATATTAAATCAAGAGCGTTATCTGCAATAAATCAATTTTTCTCTTTGGAAAATTGGGACTTCGGAGATAGTTTTTACTTTACAGAACTAGCAACATATGTGATGAATCAATTAGCACCAGATATTGTAAATTTTATTATTGTACCTAATAAATCAAATTTATTTTTTGGTAGCTTATATGAAATTCAAGCAGAAAGAGATCAAATATTTGTAAGCGGAGCATCTGTGGATAATATTGAAATTATTTCCGCAATTACTGCAACAAAAATTAAGAGCTCTGGTGAAATCTTTATACAATCAACAACACTAAATGAACAAAATATTCTTAGCAGCACGATTGGGAGTGTTTAATGGCATACGATAAAAATCAAAATGAGAACGGCGTCCCTATAAATTCAAACGAAAAAAGAAGATCGTCAAGTCTTCTTCCTAGATTTTATAGAACAGATGCTAACAAAAAATTTACCGAAGCCACTATAGATCAACTAACACAGCCTGGAAAAGTTAAAAAAGTAAATGGCTACATTGGAAGAAAAAACGCCAAAGCAGTCACGGCTAGCGATATTTTTATTGAAGCATCGGATATTGATAGATCTAATTATCAACTTGAACCTGCAGCAATTATTCAAGACTACTTAGGCAATGTATCATTTTTAAAAGATTATATAGATCACATTAATCATGTTAAGATCAATAACGGAATCGTTGATAACCATGAGAGATTAAACAAGCAAGAATTTTATTCTTGGGAACCTCATATCTGCTGGGACAAATTTGCTAATTTTCAACAGTATTTTTGGTTACCCTATGGCCCTCCTGTTATTTCTGTAGCAGGACAACAACTAGCAATAGAAAGCACTTATACTGTTGTTACTGTTGACGAGGGAGATAACCGGTCTTTTGTTTTCACACCAGACGGATTAAGTAAAAATCCTTCTTTAACATTATACAGAGGACAAACTTATAATTTTATAATTAATTCTCCAGGAGAACCATTCAGTATTAAAACTGAACGAACTATTGGCTCAACAGATCGTTACTTGCAGGGTGTAAGTCAAAATGCTGTAGAAGTAGGAGAAATTAAATTTTCAATTCCTGAGGACGCACCGGACTTTTTATTTTACACAAGTGAAAATAATATTGATACTTCGGGCATATTTAAAATACAAGACATTACAGAAAACACATTTTTAGATGTTGAAAAAGACATCCTAGGCAAAAAGACTTATACTATGTCTAATGGTGTTTCTTTTAGTAACGGAATGAAAATTAAATTTACTGGAACTGTATCTCCTGAAAAGTATTCTAATTCTATTTGGTATGTTGAGGGTGTAGGAAATAAAATTACATTAGTAAGCGAAAAAGATTTAGAAATCATCAGCACATATACTTCTGATAGTCAGGTGTTGTTCGATGACACTCCTTTTGATTTTTTACCTTTTAGTGATGCAAATAGTTTAGCTGCATCAAAAGATTATATTACTATCAATAGATCAAGTCCAGATAGAAATCCGTGGGCTAGATATAATCGATGGTTCCACGAAGATGTGATTAAAACTAGTTATGAATTAAATTCTTTAGCGCCAGATATTGATCAGAGCGGAAGAGCAAAAAGACCAATTATTGAATTTGATGCAGGTGTAAAATTATATAATTTTGGATCAGTTGCAAAGAAAAATGTAGATTTAGTAGATACATTTACTACTGACGTTTTTAGTACTATTGAAGGAAGTTTAGGTTATAATATTGATAATGTAGATCTAGTAAACGGCCAGAGAATTCTGTTCACAGCTGATACAGATATACGAGTTCAAGGGAAAATTTTTGAAGTTAAGTTTATCAACGTAAAGCCAGCCAATCGACAAGTTGAATTTAACGGAATTACAAATGTAGAAATTCCGACTAACCACCTTAATCTTGATATTGATCACGGATTAGTTAACGGAAGACGAGTAGAATATTTGTCAAATGGTAACACTGCAATTGGTGGACTAGTTAATCGCCAAGTTTATTATGTTTACGTAGTTGATAATAAAAGAATTAGACTATATTCAGATAAAAATCTAACACAAGTTGTTACCTTAACCTCGCAAAGTGAAGGAAATCACTTGCTTGATATAGTAACGGTAGCACAAGATCAAATTACTCTAATTGAAACTGACGATACTGTTCCTATTAACGGAGAAACAGTTCTTGTAAAGTTCGGCCAAGAAAATCAAGGATCAATGTATTATTATAATGGATCCATTTGGAACAAAGGCCAGCAAAAAATAACAGTAAATCAGTCTCCTTTATTTGATTTATTTGACGAGGATGGAAATAGCTTTGCAGACATTTCTGTTTACGACGGATCAAGTTTTGCAGGAAATAAGATTTTTTCATATAAAACTTCTTCACTTAGTGCCGACTCTGAATTAGGGTTCGGGTTATCTTATCAAAATATAGCAAATGTAGGAGACATATTATTTGAATTTAATCTATTAACAGATTATTTTCAATATAAAGAAAACTTTGTTACACTATCAAAAAATACAGATACTGGATTTTTAAAAATTATTCACGGATATAATCTTGAAGAATATTCTAATGGATGGTGTAAGAATTTAATTACTAATGCTCAACCTATTATTAGAATTTACGAAGGTACAGAATATAAGAATAACTTTCCTATTGATGTATACGATAATGCAAACGATTTATTAGATCTTGAAGTTAGAGTTTTAATTAACGGTAAAAGAATTCCAAAGACTGCGTTTACTGTAGAAACAGGAATAAACTACAAATACGTATCGCTTAATCAAAACAGTAGAATAACAATTACAGATTCAGATGTAATAACCTTAAAATGCTTTGCAAAACAAGCTAAGAATAAAAAAGGATATTACGAAATACCTTTAAGTTTACAAAATAATCCTTTAAACAATAATTTACAATACTTTACTTTAGGCGAAGTTATTGATCATGTATCTTCAATCTCTGAAAATATTCCAGGATTTGTAGGAAATTATATTGGACAAGGTAATCTTAGAGACTTAGGAGACACATCCTCGTACGGTACACGGTTCGTTCAGCACACATGTCCGTTAAATTTTAGCCTTTATCATCTTGGTTCAAAAACTGCTAATGTTCTAAAATCTGTTGAAGACGCTAAAGAAACGTATGCAACATTCAAAAGATTATTTTTAAGACTAGCCGAAGAATCAGGTTCTGGCAGCAATATTAGGGACCATGTTGATGAGATTTTATATCAAATAAATCAACAGACTCCTAAAACAAATCCTTATTATCTAAGCGATATGTTTGCCTATGGACCAAGTAAAAAAACTGAATATCCTGTGTTGGATTCTCGTGTAAAGATGTACCCAATTTCTGATGTATTTGATATGTCAGCATTATCAAATAAGTCAGTTTTAGTTTATCTAAATGGTGAACAACTACTTTACGGATTGAATTATACCTTTACTTCTTCAGGATATTTAGAAATCATCTTAGACATCAACGAGGATGACTTGATTGAAGTATATGAGTACGAGTCAACTGACGGAACTTTCGTACCTCCTACACCAACAAAATTAGGCATCTGGCCAAAGTTTGTTCCTGAAATTTTTCAAGATACAACTTATATTGAACCTACAGATGTTATACAAGGACACGACGGAAGTATTACTATTGCATTTGGTGATTATAGAGATGAATTGCTTCTAGAGTTAGAAAAAAGAATTTATAATAATATAAAAATCTCTTACAATCCAGAAATTTTTAACATTGAAGATACTATCCCAGGTTACTTTAGAAATACAGACTATGATTTAGATGAATACAATCAAGTCCTATCAAAATATTTTTATTACTGGTCAAGCCAAATAGATCAAGATTACACTAGATTACCAACGTATGACAGAACTAACGGCTTTACTTTCAATTATAGAGGAAACATTGCACCTGACGGAAGACCCGTGCCAGCACACTGGAGAGCAATTTATAAATGGCTCCTTGATACAGACAGACCGCATTCACATCCTTGGGAGGTTTTAGGATTTACTATTAAACCTGTATGGTGGGAATCAGTATATGGACCAGCGCCATACACTGCTAATAATAGAATTCTTTGGCAAGATTTAAATGACGGTGCAGTTCGAGAGCCAGGAAAACCAGTAACTAGAAAGTTGCACTACAAGCGGCCAGGACTGATAGATATGATTCCTGTTGACCATCAAGGAAGATTAATAAGTCCGTACGAAACCGGAATGGTCACTGGCGTAATAAATCCAAGCCCAGCCGGATATTTAGAATTTGGAGATCAAGGTCCAGTTGAGACAGCATGGAGAAGATCAAGTCTTTATCCGTTTGCTGCGCTTCTAGCCTTCTTAACCTTATCTCCTAACAAAACATTAGGAACTTGCTTTGATAGAAGTAGAATTGTAAAAAATAAAGCCAATCAGTTAGTATACAAAGACACCAATCTTCGTATAAGACTTCAGGATATAATTTTACCTTCGAATGTTAATGATGCTACTCGAGAATATTCCAGCGGATTAATAAATTATATCTCTGATCATATTTTTACTATCAACAATTATAATATTTCTAGTTATAAGAGTGACTTGTCGTCTTTAACAAATAGAATAGTCAGCAAACTTGGCGGATTTACCAGTAAGGAAAAATTTAGATTAATTCTTGATTCTAAATCTCCAACTTCTAAAAATAATGTATTTGTTCCGCAGGAGAATTATAACATTGTTCTTAACACTAGCTCTCCAATTAGAAAAATTTCTTATAGTGGAGTTATTATTGTTAAAGTGTCTGACGGATTTAATATTGCAGGGTATAATCAAGACGAACCGTATTTTAGTTACTATTCTAAATTACAAGACGGTCCTACTATTAGAATTGGCGGAATAAGCGAATCATTTACAGATTTTGATACTAACCAAACTTATGTAGCTGGAAAAGTAATTAGATACAACGGAAGATATTATAGAGTAAAAACTAATCACATAAGCGGAGATACTTTTGATAAAGATCTTTATGTCTTATTACCAAGTCTCCCAGAAACAGGCGGAGTAGTTGCCACTCTTGGTAAAGTTTGGGAAAAACGTAAAGTATTAAAATTAAGTTACGGAACTACACTTAGTACAATACAAGAAGTGGTAAGTTTTTTAGAAGGATACGGTATCTATTTAGAAGACCAAGGATTTGTATTTGACGACTTTAATACTAACACTGAAAGTATTTCTAATTGGAACACCAGCTTAAAAGAATTTATGTTCTGGGCTACTCAGAAATGGAAAACTGGAGCAGTTATCTCTCTAAGTCCTGCAGCAGAAAAAATTACTCTTAATACTGAGTTTTCAGTAGTTAATGATATTAAAGATAGTTTTTACGGATATAACATTTTAAGAGTTGACGGGCAAAAATTAGATCCTGATCTAACAAGCATTTATAGAACAGATAACAATTATTCAGTAAGTCCTGCAAACACTAGCCACGGAATTTATTCAGCTACTTTTTATCTAATACAAAAAGAACATGTAGTTGTTATAGATAATAGAACAATGTTTAATGATGTTATCTATGATTTAGAACCAGGGTATCGTCAAGAAAGAATTAAAATAAACGGCTACCTTACTCAAAGCTGGACAGGCGGATTTAGTATTCCAGGATTTATCTATGATGAAGCAGTAATTAAAGATTGGGAGCCTTGGACAGATTACTCGTTAGGAACAATTGTAAAGTTTAAAGAATTTTATTATAGTGCAAACAAATTTATTCCCGGAGTAGAACTGTTTAATAGTAATGAGTGGAAGCTACTATTAGAAAAACCTACACCTAGGTTAATTCCTAACTGGGATTATAAAGCAGAACAGTTTACTGATTTCTATGATTTAGACACAGATAATTTTGATGCAGGCCAACAAAAAGTAGCGCAACATTTAATTGGATATCAAAATAGACAGTACCTTGAAAATATTATTCGAGACGACGTAAGTCAGTATAAGTTTTATCAAGGTATGATTATTGAGAAGGGCACAAAGAATGTTTTAAACAAACTGTTTGACGTTTTAAGTGCAAACGACCAAGATAGTCTTGTGTTTGATGAAGAATGGGCTGTTAGAGTAGGAGAATACGGTGCAAGTGCAGCGTTTGATGAAATTGAAATTAAACTAAAAGAAGATAATTTTAAAATTAATCCACAGCCAATTGAATTTGTTAATTCTATTGATTCTAATATTGTTGACTCTGTTTACAGACAAGTGCCAACAGACCTTGTTGTTAGAACAGTTAATTATTCTAGTAATCCTTGGCCAATAAGATCTCATAAAACAAGATTTTTAAGAACTCCAGGGTATGTAAGATACGACGACGTAACACTTAGTGTTGATTCTTTACTTGACCTTTTAGATCAAAATCCAAATGAATTTTCAATAGGAGATTACATTTGGTGCGCCTTTGAAACATTAAATGCAGGCGGCGATTATTGGAATGTTTATAGAATTACTCGAGCACCATTTACTATTATAGGTGCAACATATGACAACGGAATCTTAACATTTGAATGTGATATAACTCCTAATTTATCTATTGGGGATGTATTTGGATTACAATCGTCAGGCGACGCTGACGGATTTTATACAGTGTCTGATCTAATAGACGATACTATAGTTGTAGAAAAAGAAATTCCAAACTTTCAAGGATTATCAGGCGCAACTAGAGAATTGATTTTTGTTAGTCAGAGACTTGAAAGTATTGATTTAGCTAATGAAATTTTATCTACAAATATTAAAGCCGGAGAACTGATATGGGCAGATTCAAATGAACAGTCTAACAACTGGGCAGTTTGGAAAAATTCTCCAGTATATGCTAAAGTAGAATTAAAAAATGATGAGCCAAGAACCGAAGAAAAATTTGGTATTGCCCTAGCTACAAACAAGCTTGGAACTACTTTGGCTGTAGGAACAGAACAAAATAAAGTATTAATATACAATGTATTCAATGGAACTTGGGGAAGACTACAAGAACTTACTGTGTCAGCCTTAGGTCCTATAGCAGATTTTACAAATAGCGGCTTTGGAACTAAATTGGCAATGTCAGAAGATGCAGAGTGGTTAGCTATTGCTGCTCCTCGTGCTTCTAACATTAAAACAACTTACCGCGGCAATTATAATTCAACAGCAAATTATAATGAAAACGACATTGTTCGAGTTGGAAATGTTCATTGGCAAGCTGCAACTAACTTATTAGATGCTGAAACATCAACTATTGATCAATTTGCTCAAGACTGGACTCCCGCAAGATTAATCGAAGCAACTAAATCAGGAACACCTTCTGGCTATGTTGGTCAAGGATTGGTTGTTTTATACAAAAGAATTGCTGATGGAACATACAGAGTAGTAACATCATTTACTAGCCCTCATCCTGTATTAAACAACGAAGAATTTGGTACAAAGATGAAGTTCTCTCAGTCTAATGGAGAGTATATTCTTGGTATAACAAGTCCTCTATCTGGAAAATTATATCTGTATAGATACTCTAACGTAAGTGACGATAGCGGCATTGAGTGGCACATGGATTATGATAGAAGGTATCGTGGCGCCTTTAGCAGTTTAATTGAGTATTACCAGGGAGATTTAGTATTTTATAATCAAAGTATATATGAAGCAATTGAGGATTTATCTGCCGGTGCATTTGATATTGATCAATGGACAGTAGTAACTGATAAAAATATATTAGGATATTTCCCCAACGATGTATTAAACATTGAGGACACTAGCCCTGCTTCTGATAAGTTTGCTTATGATTTTGATTTTTCTTCCTCAGGGGATCGTTTAGCAATATCAGCCCCTAATGCAGACAAGGTATTTGTATATCAGTATAATGGCAATAGCTACGATCTTATTTTACCAGTATTAGAACCAGCGACAGGCGATCTTGAAGCAAACACAAGATTTGGAGCCAGTGTAGCATTAAGCAGTACTGGAGATTCGCTAGCCATTGGAATTACAGACATAGTAGGCGCTTCCAACAACGGAAAAATATTTGTCTATGATTTAACTAGCGAAACCTATGAAAAAGCTCAAATTATTCGTAGTATCAGTGATGAGGTTGACGAAAGATTCGGGTCAACCATTGAGTTCATGAATGATGATAAAACACTATTAGTGTTTAGTAAGAAAGGCGACACCTTCCAAGACGGCAGCACTGTTATTCTAGATAACGGAAGAATAGATATATTTGACAAGTATTATACTAACTTCATATATGGAGAAAGTTTAACGTTTAATGATTCTTCCTTACTAAAATACGGAGAAAGTATTGCGGTAGCCGATAGTACTATACTAGTTTCGGCACCAGAGTATGACGATAGCTACGTTGAAAATACAGGAATTGTATATTCATTTAAAAAACTAAAAACTCAATACAGTTGGAAAAAACTTTATCAAGAGTCTGCAGTAGTAGACGTTGAAAAAATTAAAAAATTATTCGTTTATAATTCAAGAACAAATACATTATTAAATTACCTAGACGTAATAGATCCTGTGCAAGGAAAGATTGCCGGACCTGCTGATCAAGAAATTAAATTTAAAACCTATTTTGATCCTGCGATCTATTCTTATAGTAATAACGACTTAAACGTAGATGAAGGTTTAGACTGGACGTCGGAACAGGTTGGCGTATTATGGTGGGACTTAACCAACGCAAAATTTTTAGACAGCTATGTTGAAGACCTAGTATACAGATCAAGCACATGGAATACCTTGCATAAAAATGCAAGTATTGATATCTACGAATGGGTAGAATCAAAGATTTTACCATCTGCATGGGACGATATTGCAGATACTGAATCCGGTTTAAGTCAAGGAATAAGCGGTCAAAGTTTATACGGCGATAATGCCTACAGTATTAAGAAACGATACGATAGTATTTCAAAAACATTTAAGAACACTTACTATTTTTGGGTTAAAAACAAAGTTACAGTGCCATCAGTAGCAGGAAGAAATATCAGTGCTACTGATGTTGCAAATTTAATTTCAGATCCAAAAGCTCAGGGATATCAGTTTGTTTCTTTCTTATCAAAGAACAGTATAAATCTTTATAATTTTAAATCATTACTTGAGAATAATGATGTAAATCTAAATTTCCAGTATTGGATAATTGATAAGACAGATAACAATTCACATTATCAGTGGAAAATTATTTCTGAAAACGAGAATACATCTATTCCTAAAGAGATTGAAGAAAAATGGTTTTACAGTTTAGTAGGCAAGGATGCTAATGATAGACCTCTACCGGATTTAAATTTACCTATTAAATTACGATATGGTATTGAATCTAGGCCAAGACAGAGTATGTTTGTTAATAGATTAGAAGCATTAAAACAACTATTTGAACGTGCAAATTCTGTACTAGCTAAAAATCTAATAGCAGATGATTATGACTTGAGCGATTTGTTAATGACTGAACCAAAGCCCTCGTCTGTTTCTAGACTTTACGATAGAGTTATCGATACAGAATTAGAATTAAGATTTATTAATACTGATAGTCTCCGCCAGGCAATATTAACTCCTGTTATTACTGATGGACGAATTACTGAAGTAGTTATTAGTAATTCTGGATATGGATATACAACTGCACCGTCTATTAAAATATACGGATCAGGAAAAAATGCAGATATACTACCAGTAATAAACTCAAAAGGCCAAATTACTGAAGTTTTAATTAATAATCCTGGACAAGGATATTCAGATGGTACACGATTAACAGTAAGATATTATAGCGTACTTGTTAATAGTGATTCTGCTGCTCTTAATCGATGGAGCATTTATCAGTGGGATAATGTTTCCTGGTTTAGAGCAAAAACTCAAACATACGATGTAACTCAATATTGGGATTATATTGATTATTATGCTACAGGTTACAACCAATTTACTAAAGTAGATTATGCAGTAGACGGTACTTATCAGCTACCATTACTTAAAACCAAAATTGGAGACACAGTTAAAGTTAACAATATAGGATCAGGCGGCTGGATAATCCTTGAAAAATATGCAGATAGTACAAGTGTTGATTATACTCAAAGTTATAGTGTCGTTGGTCGTTATCAAGGAACTATACAATTTAAAGATAATCTTTACAAATATAAAGAAGGTGGTGTTGGCTACGATGGAAGTTTATTTGATTCTGACGGGTACGATGAATTTGCCTCAGTCGAATTAAGAGTAATTTTAAATTCTTTTAAAGATAAAATTTTTGTCGATACATTAAGAGTTGAATATTTAAAACTGTTCTTCTCAAGTATTAGATATGTACTATCGGAGCAAACATTAGTTGATTGGGTATTTAAAACTAGTTTTGTAAAGGCAAAACATAATGTAGGTAGTTTAAAACAAAAAGTTACCTACAATAATGATAACTTAGATAATTTTGAAGATTATATTAATGAAGTTAAACCTTATAGAACTAAAATTAGAGAATTTATCAGTACGTATAATACAGTTCAAAATACTCCGTTAAGTCTAACAGACTTTGATTTACAATCTACTATTAGTAATCAGGATACAATTATTCCAGTAAATGTTAGGGTTTCTGAGACCGTAAATGCGGTTCCTCCTGTAACAGAGATTAGTGGTACTAGTGTATTATCGGAATATCCGTGGAAACATTGGTATGATAATGTTGGATTTACACTAAGTTCGATTGAAATCGTAGATGGAGGTTCTGGATATATAACAGCCCCAACCGTTATTATAGAAGATAGTTATGGAGTAAAAGCATCGGCAAAAGCATTTATTTCAAACGGACAGGTGTCTAAAATTCGAATAATAAATTCCGGAACTAGATTCCTTAAAGCACCAATTGTAACTCTTTCTGGAGGAACAGCCTTATCAGACAATTATGCTAGAGCTGTAGCAATTATTGAAAATGGTGTCGTTAGAAGTTCTATGATTAAAATGAGATTTGATAGAACAACTAGAACATATGCAGTAACTAGTATTCTTGAAACAGAAACATTCTCTGGCGACATTCAAGTAACAGGAAAGAGATTACAATTTGATCTAAAATGGGCACCAAATACTGAGGTTGGGAAAACTTTAATTACAATTAATAATGTTGAAATATTAAGAGATGATTATAGATTAGTTGTTAAGAATACACAAATAAATGGATTTACACAGTACTACGGATCTGTAATTTTTGAAACTCCGCCGACAAAAGGTGCAACTGTAGTTATTAGATATAATAAATCATCTATACATCTTAATGCTGCGGATAGAATTAATTTTTATTACGATCCTCAGACTGCTCAATTAGGTAAGCAACTAAGTCAATTAATGACAGGCGTTGACTACGGTGGCGTAAACATAGTTGGTCTTGATTTCAATATACAATACGGCTGGGATAACTTACCTTGGATGACAATTCCGTGGGACACATTTGATGATTCTTTTGATGATTATGTCTATACCGGTGCGAATTATGAAGTAGTTTTAGATTATGTTCCTGCATTAAATGAAGAAATTAACGTTTATATTAGTAGGTACGATCCTGAGGACCTAAGGTCTGTGAACGGTTATTTGCCGCCTGTTAGAATCGACAACTATGATTATGAAGGTGTTCCTATTCCTGGATACCCTGATGCAGTAATGGCTACATTTGTAGGAGACGGAGTAAACCAAACAGTGGTGATCCCCGAAGATAAAATTACAATTAACAGCAATGATATTGTTATTGTAAGACGATCAACAAGCGATGGCAGCTATAAACCTTTAGAAACTAACTATGACATACGTCTTGACGGAGGACCAATTGATTATTCATCTGCTACAGGGTTAAATGCAGATGATATTATTATTGACGGTGACGGATTCGTTACACCAACGTCAAGTTCGGCACCCGAAGAAGTTGTACCAGGACATATTTCTGACACTGTAGCAATTAAAGTTTATAATAGACCAACAAGCGGGTCTGCAAAAATTATCTCTAAAAATTACAAAGGAGACAATTCAACATCTAGTTTTACCCTTGATCAGATTCCAAATGGAAATGCTGTATTAATTGTAAAATTGGACGATCAAATTTTAACCAGAGGTGTTGATTATCAGTACGATTGGAAACTAAATGAAGTTAAGTTAACAGCAGCAGCGTCTAATACACAGATAGTTAACATTACATCTTTTGGATTAAATTCATCTAATGTAGTTGATTTAGATTATTTTATAGCTGACGGTGTTTCGACAGAATTCATAACTAGAGCATCTTGGTCAAGTAATTTT